CATCGCGCTATTGAGCTGTTTTAATTTAATAAGAGAAGGAAGCACAATCTATGGCTGGTACCATATTCACTGACCGCGTAGCAGATATCACCTACCAAGAAATCTTGCCTAGCGTGGTTGACCAAATCAACAACTCTAATATCTTGTTTGCGAAGGTTCTGAGCAAGCCAAGTACGTGGAAGGGTATCACCATGAACCAGCCCATTAGCGTTGCCAACAGCAACACTGGTGGGTCTTTTGCTGGTATGGACCAGTTCCCAACTGGCGCCACCAACAACACTCGTATGCTTACATGGTACGTGGCAGCTGATGAACAGTCAGTGGTTGTGCCCGGTATCGAAAAGGCGGTGAACGGTAACAGCGAAAAGGCCGTGCTTCGCCTGCTTGCGACTCGTATGGACGAAGCTAAAATCTCGTCTATGCAGCGTAACGGTGGTGTGTTCTACGGCTTCGGTAACGGTAAAGACTTCGATGGTCTTGGCCTGATTGTCGACGCTGGTAGCAACTCCGCTAGCTATGGTGGTATCACCCGCACGGGTAACGCCTACATTAACGGTGACATCACCCCTGTTACCAACGGTGCGGTATCACTCGACTACGCTTCTAGCGAATTCGACAACGTGAGCGCTGCCGGTTCACAAATGGAAAGCCCGACCATTGGGCTGACCACTAAGGCTAACTGGACTTTCTTTGAAGGTCTGATGCAGCCAATGGTACAGGGCCGCTACGAAACTATCGGTATCCGTGGCTATGACCGTGTTGACGGTGGTACGCCCCCCGGTGGTGTCAACAAGCCCGGTGAAGGTACTACCGGCTTCGGTGGCTTTAACGCGCTGGTTTACCGCGCCCGCCCACTGGTGGCCGATGACAACTGTACCTCTGGTACGTTCTTCTGGCTCAATGAGTACTACCTCGAGTTTGCCCGCCTTATCGACAGTGACCTAAACCAAATTGGTAGCACCGTCGAAGTGACCGAAGGCTTTTACAAAGATGTGCCAATGCCTAGTGCCTTCCAGTTCCGCGAACTGATGAGCCCGGTAAACGCCTACGGTGAAGTTGGTTTGCTCATTCTGATGGGTAACCTCATACACCGTCAGCCTCGACGTAATGGCAAATTAACTGGTATTACTGGTAACTAATAAGTCAATCCAGAGAAAGGATTACACACTATGGAATCAGGTGCACGACAACTAACTTCGGTAGACCTCAACACGTTTACCACCACTCAGCAAGAAGATTTTGGTACCGTGGGTATGACCAAAGATGGCCGCGTATTTCGCTATGTGAAGTTCGGCGGTACATCTAGCATTTCTGCCGGTCTGGTCTGTACGGGCCCGGCTGCCCCCGCTAACTCGACTGGTTTGGTGATTACCGCCGTCGGTACGGGTGGCCAAACATCTGCCAACCTTTTGGCTGGTAGCAAGACGCTGGTAGTTACCAACGGTTCTACCTCTGTTACGGCTAACCAGTTCCAGTTCCTCGAGATTGTGAGTGCGGCTGACCTTACGTACAGCCTGCGCATTAACGGCCACACGAGCGCCGGTAACGCTGGTTTTGTGACCATTTCACTGGCTGACCCAATCCCGCAGGGTGCTACTACCCTCATTCCGGGTACCGACACTGCCAACTTGGTATTGTCGCAATTCAACGGTTGCGCCCCTTCACTAACCGGTAACGCCCCTGCGGGTGTCACCACTAACGTCATTCCAAACTCTGCTTCTGTGACTAACTACGGTTGGGTACAAAGTGGTGGTAAGGCGTTTGTAAAAGCTACAACTGCCACCATTGGCCTTGGTGTTGCTGTTGACCTTGCCGGTACTGCCGGTTACGTCATCATCAGTGCCGCCACGACCGGTAATATCGGTTGGGCTAAGGCTTCAGCGACCGGTAACACGGCTTCTGTTGTGCTGAATATTAACTAAAGAAGTCGAAAGAAGGAATCAGCAATATGTTACGCCTTAGTCGCTACGTCTTCGCTCTTCGCAAAGGGGCGGTAATTGACTCAAAGGCACCCGCCGGGGGTGCTGCCGCTGGACAGATGGTTATTCTGCCAGTTTACGAGAATGTAAATATCTCTGGCCTCGGTGCTTCTAGTACATCATTTACAGCTTACGTGGCTGATAACGTCAGCGGTACATTCGTTATCGCGGGCGTTACGGCAACATTCGGTACCGCCAGCTCATCTGGTACGCTACAGGTCGAAGTAGCCACGGGTACGCAGGCTACGGGCTCTGGTACCAACCAGCTTACCGGCACCATTTCACTGGCCGGTACTGCTAACACCCCTGTAAACGGTACCGTAGTGGCCGCCGCGTCACTGGTGAACATTACTGCGGGCTGCCGCATCAACGTCATCTTGGCGGGTACGATGACCAGCCTTGCAAACTGTTCTGTCAACGTAGTGCTACAGCGCACGGCGTAAGGGGTAAACTATGGGTAATATGCAAACTCGAGTCTACCGCAACGATAGCGACAGCGATTACAACATTCCCGGCCTTGGCGTTGTCTTGGCCGGGCAGCGGATATCATTCCAAGGGGAATTTCCGCCTGCTGTGAACCTGCAAAACTACCCCGGCTTGGTTGATGTCATCGACGAAGAAGAGAATGGCAAGAGTCGGGATTATGATAAACACCCAGAAACCACCGATGCTGCAAGCGCCGGTGGTAACTTAGACACTCAGAAAGGGGAGCAGTAATGGGTAAGATTTTTCGACTTCCATTATTCGGTACGGCCATAGCCGTTACCCAAGACCGTCACGGTGCTGCTACCTCTGGTGCGCAGGTCAATGGCGAAGCGCAGTTTGAGTCTGAGCTGCTAGTAAAGGTATTCGACAAGAACGGGCGCGAACGTGCACCCCATGAGTATTTTGGTACCCGTAAGGCTGGTAGCACATTGTTTGCGAGAGTGTACAACCGTCTACAGAAAGAGTGGTACCGGTTGCTCTATCGAAACAAGACCCAAATTAGTCTTGGCTCTGGTTTGACTACCAACATGGCGGCCCTTGCGACTGCCAATGATTTCAACTGGCCAAACCCGACCACGGCTATCAACACGCTTAAGATTTGCAACTGGCACGCCACGGGCACCGGTACGACTGCCGCAGCCGCTACCGACGTAGGTTTGCAGACTGCCGACGCGGTTTCAGCCGTAGCCGGTACGCAAAGCCTGATTAGCGCCGCCAACAGTCAGAAGCTTCAGACTGTTGCCACCCTTACGGGGTATGGTACTGAAGCCGTGACTGAATGGGGTTTGTTCTCTGATAGCACCTTAACCAGCACTACTGGTTCACCGGCTACCGCTTCAAGCGCTACCAGCTTGACTGCTACCGGTACACCATTCACTGCTTCTAGCTCGAGCGTACAGGGTAAGACCCAGCACGTAGTCGAAGACACCACGGCCAGCCCAAAGGTGTGGGGTTTGATTACCAGCAACACTACCTCTGTATTGACCGTACCTGCATGGTACAAGTCGACCGATGGTACGGCTGGTACTACGCCGGGCTCTACTGATGCCTTTACCGTGCGTCCTGTCATGTACGATCACAAGGTTTTCTCAGCTATTAACACGGTAAGTGGTGACACGATTCAGTTCACCTATCAGCTGACTATCGCCAGCGGTAACTAGGAGGGCTACACATGGCCCTCTATCTTATCGCTAACGGCCCAATGCAGACCACCGCTGCTTTTGCAACGGTGACTACTGGTACATCAATTAAAACCTTATTGCAGGTTAAGCCGAGCGCAACCATCGTGGCTAAGATTGTCGAGTGGGGCATTTCCTTCGATGGTTCTGCTGCCGCTACGCCGATTAAGGTAGAACTGATCGAAACTGACGTAGCAGCTACCGTGACGGCTTCCACGGCAAACGATATTACCAAGCTTGATGCTAATGCTCTATCAGGTGGTGACCCGACTACGAACCTCATACCGGTGGGTACGACATCTACAGGGTATACCGCAACTGCGGAGGGTACCATTACGGCGGTACGTAACTTCGATGTACAGTTGATCGCCCCAACTAACCAATACATCAAGCAGTTCCCGCTTGGTCGTGAGCCTATCATACAGATAAGCAAATTTGCGCGTATTCGTGTGACTGCGGGTGCGGCAGTAAACGCCTATTGCTATATGGTGGTAGAAGTATAAAATAATTGTATGATTCCTGCAATTATCACTGTGGTCATACTAATCATTATCGCTTTAGCCGCCCCTGAATATAAGGGGTGGCGTAAGTGATATGGCTTCATTTGTTCAAGCAACTACCGGTTTCAACTCTTCGGGTTCGAACAATAACTTATTCACGAGCAATTTTGGTTCAGCTTGCACGGCGGGAAATGCATTACTAGTCGGCATATGTATGGACGTTGCCAGCGGCACCGTAAGCCTGTCTGACAATGCTACGCCGCATAATACCTACAATTTGCTTGCCAGTTATACCGCATCATCGCTCACCATATTGCTGTATGCCGCTTTGAATATTACGGCGAACAGTGGCGCGGTGTATCAGGTTCAGGCCACAGAAAATGGTGCCACCACCTTTATCGACGGCCAAATATTTGCGCAGGAGTGGTCGGGCTTTGCTACCTCTGGCTCAATCCTCGATGTTTCGCGCACTGATACCGGCTCAACCGCCAACCCAACCAACAGCGGCACACTTACCACTACGCAGACCAATGAGCTTATATTGTCGATCTTGATGCTGCAAAGCCAAACTAACACCTATTCGGCCGGTACTGGCTACAGTAACCTATCGAATGCTGCCTCAAGCTTTACTAGTGGTGGTATGGAAAGCAAGGCATTGGCTGCCGCAGGGGGTACGACTGCTGGGTTTGGTATGACCAATACGGGAGTTACTTATATTCAGTTAACTGCTGGGTTAAAAACAACCGCTTCGGCGGGGTCTTTCATAGCTAAGGCAAATGCGCCTATACTACAGGCAGTAAACAGGGCTAGTAGATACTAATGGCACGATTTGGCCGCGCGTTCCCAATACACCCTTGGATATCCAAAGCCCCCCCACGGGCCGGGAATACCAACTACATGGTGAATTTTAGCGCCACTTTTTCAACGAGTGGTGCTTTAGTAAAATCCACCTCTGTTCCATTAAGTGCCAGCTTTTCTAGTAGCGGTGCTTTCCTTAAGCAGCAGCAGCGTACCTTTACCGCAACATTCAGTACTGTCGGGCAGTTGATCGCCCGCGCGGTAGCTCACCTCCTCACTGCAACTTTTTCAACCAGTGGGGCAATCAATCGCAGTACGAGTCATAATTTGAGTGGTACGTTTTCGGCCTTGGGTCTGCTTAATAAGTTCACGAGCAAGACGCCCTTCACTGCGACATTTAGCACCAGTGGTGTGCTTGCCACTGCGCACGGTGCCACCAAATTGCTGACGGCCACCTATATTGCTACCGGCCAGCTCACAAATCGCGCCATTGGTCGTACGCTCACGGCCACATTTAGCACTACCGGTAGCCTAGTACGCTTTGTTTCGCGCGTTTTTACGGCCACATTTAGTACCAGTGGTGCATTATCACGCAAAAGCTCGATTGTAGCCTTTACCGCAACGCTGGTGGCTTCTGGCGCACTGACGCGCAGGCCGGGTAAGTCAGTATCGGGTACTTTTTCAACCAGTGGCCAGCTGACCAAGCAAACAAATAAGTCGCTAACTGCCACATTCTCGAGTGCTGGTAGCCTTGTAAAATCACTGGCGCGGCTGCTTACTGGTGTGTTCTCTGGCTCAGGTTCATTAAATGGGGTAAAGAGTGGTGGCAAAACCCAGACATTTACCGCTACCTTCTCTACAGCGGGCAATCTTACCAGTCGTGGTATTGGTCGACAGCTGAGCGCTACGTACCTGACATCGGGTAATTTGAATAAGTCTACCACCCGGCGCCTGACTGCTACCTTTAGTGCCGCCGGTACCTTTGTGGCCAACAAGATCATGCACCGGACATTAACGGCTACATTTTCTACCGCCGGAGTGTTGACGCGCACGGCTGGTAAGTTACTGACGGCCACCTACCGTACCTCTGGTTCTATACTGAGTGCCATATTACCGGGGCCGATCAAGCTACCAACCCACTGGTTGCAAGTGTTTATGGGTAATGTGGCGGCGTATATCATTGCGGCCAAGAATGCTACGCTGTGGGGAAATGGCGCTAGCAAGAATTCAACTACTTGGCAAAACGGCGCCAATAAGAATGCGACTACGTGGCAGCAAAACCCGACAGATAAGACCGACACCGTATGGAAGCAAATCGGGGGTGACAAATCATAAGTGTGATATATTGTTGGTACATGAACACGCATAGCCCGTATCAGGCAAGTCGAATCAACTCTTTTATGGGCTGCTATAACAAGGTAGGAGCCTAAAAATATGCCACAAATACAACCCGGTCAACAGGTAGTACCCGGCCAAGCTGGTGCACCAAAACTATACGGTACCGAGAAACAAGAAAACTCGATACCGTTTCAAGAGCGCCTTATGCGCCTCTTTAAGCCGCAAGAGTTCGTGACCGTCAAAAACATCACCGATGAGCCCTGCTACTGGCAGTACATGCCTGCCGATAACGAAGTTGAAAACTTTAGCGAAGACGGTATGCAGCGTATCATTACCCGCGAAAAGCCCGAAATGTGGGTGATTCTGCCGGGCGAAACCGAAGTGCTAGTGGGTGCTAGTGCGTACCGGGCGCTCGACGTTATGTATAAGAACTACACCGCTGCCGCCACCCTTAAGAAGTTCAACGACCCAACGCAGCCACAATTCAATGCAGAGGGTAAGCACTTGCCAAAGAACTTTAACTTTGCCGATGGTGGCGCTCAGGATAACTTTATTGAAAAGGCCTACTTAGGCAAAGCCACCCCAAGTTTTAGCGGCATGGCCACCCCAACCATCGAACAGCCAGCGCAGCCACAAGCAAGCATGACCCCTGAAGTGCCGGCAAGCGCCGAAGCCCCCGCCCCTACCGAAGACCCGAACCTACCGAAGCCTAAGACCACCGAAGGCGCCCCGCTCGAGAAACCAGAATACGCCGCACCAGATGCCCCGGCGCGGCCTGCGAAAGAGCTCACCAGTGCTAAAAACCGGTAACCCAACCACTGCCGCCAAAGAAGAGCTACGGGCCTTAAATGCCGAAATAGCTGAGCGGCGCACATACTACAACAAGCAAGAAGCTCAGATTAAAGAATTGGTCGAAAGCGGCAACACGCAGCTTATGGGCTTGCATCATGACATTCTGGTGGCTACCCAACGGCTGCGGGATATCAAAACCGATATCCGTACCGCCGCCCAAGACAAAGTGCTACTGAACGAAGATTTAGAGCAAATGCGCCTCGAGATACAGCTGACAGTTGTAAAACAGACTACCTTTATAGGTATTGCCCCGGCTTTCGGGTAAAATACTGGTGAACTTCTTGCCTTACTGTATAATCTCTGATATACAGGCAGCTCATAGCCCACAATGCTATTGAGCTGTTTTAATTTAAAATCAGGAGCATAAGTATATGGCCTACACGCCCCCTACTCGTAAAGCAAAGACCAGCCCTAATAACTTCGCTGGTGTGAAGACAGACGGCAACCGCGTTGCTATGATGGGCCCCACCGGTAACATTATTCAGACCATCGACAACACCGGCACGCCGCTTGTGTCACCACTTACGGTGAACACTACCGCGACACTTGTAGTGCCACCCGGGGCAGTGTCTTGTACTATCACCCCTGTTACTAACCCAATTAGGATATCCGAAGATTCTACCTCGAGCGCTTATTTCTCACTACCGGCGGCGCAGGTGCTCACTTTCGACTGTGCTGATATGGCCAACATTTACCTATCGGCAGCCTCGAGCACCGTAGTAAGCTTCATGTTCAAAGTCATTTAAAAAGCTTAAGATAGTAGCATATGCAAACTTTCACACAACTCTATACAATGGCAGCCGACAACTGTGGGATTAGTGCCGCTACCTCATCGCAATCGCTCACCAATATCAAAGCTCACATAAACTACTCGCTGCGCAAGTTCAAAAATGCCAGCCGCCGCTACTACACCAAAAAGACGGTCACCACGAATCTGGTGGCCAGCCAGCAGGGGTACACCTTCCCGGCTGACATGGTGCGCATTACTACTGTCCGGGTCACCTCGGGCAGTCTTACGTTACCGGTCACAATGGTCGACTCTGAGGAGCTTTGGAACCGCATAAACCTCGTACCAGCCATGACGGTGGGAATGCCGACGCAGGGGTTTGTTGATAGCCGCAACGTGCTTCAGCTCTACCCGATTCCCTCGACTAACACCACCAATGGCCTTATCGTTACCTACGAGTCGCGTATGCGCGATATGAGCCTAGATGACATTACCCCTAGCATCAATGTCACCCTTAACTCTACGGCAATCGTGGCCAACAGTGGCACGCCTTTTAACCAAAACCAAATCGGCATGTGGCTATCGGTCACCGACGGCTCAGATGGTAACTGGTACCCAATCACCGGTTTCACCGACACTACGCATATTACGCTCGAGAATTATTACCAAGGCCCAAGCAAAACCGGTGTGGCCTGTCTTATCGGGTCGGCGCCGGATATCCCCGAAGATTTCCATATGGCACTAGTCGACTACGCTTGCTACCGTTACTTCTTAAAACGCAAAGATAAAGACACCGCCGCCAGCTACAAGAGCCTATACGACGAATCGCTGCGCGACTACAAAGCAATCTATGCCGCCAAAACTACCGGCTTTACCCAAAACGACATGACCCCATACAGCTACAACCTCTTTAACCTGCCCCCACAGAATGTGACCGCGTAATATGGCTAGTGGCCCTAAAGACACCGGCAAACTTACTATCAATCTCGGCAGTTTCGTAGGCGGCGAAAGTGTCGACTTTAAAAATGGTGTGGCCAATGCTTTCTTGCGGCAAGAGGCGCTAGACTTCCGCAGCAAGGCCAGCCAAATGACCGTGCTGCCCGCACTCGCGGCTGTCAGCGGTGCATCTGCGGTGCTAGTTGACCTGCCGGTAGAAATGGTGCAAGACCCTACTGGCGTACGCTGGATTTTGGGTGACCAAGGCCACCTTTATAAGCTCGATACCTCTGATACATTAACGCTTGCGGCTACAATCACTGACGGCACCGGCTTCGGCATGGTCTACAACCAGCTATCGGATTTTCTGTATATTACCGGCCAGCAGAGTGTCAGTATGTACGGGCCATTGCAGAGCAGCCCATCACTCAAAGATGGCCAGTTCGGTAAGAGCGCTAGTAGCGCCAATGGTGTTGTAAATCTGTACCAGTCTACCACCACCAACTATGACGGCGCGGCCCGCAACAACCTACAGTCTTTGGCCACCACGACAGGTGTTACGGCCACTTCGCAGGTAACTACCAACACCACGACGCTCACTTACACGACACCCACCAGTATACCGGCTGAAACGGTACTGACGGGCAAATGCCCCTTCGCGCCCGACCTCGAACCTTTTTACTCGATTGCCATTTACGTCGACACCGTGGGTACCGGCAACGTCACGCTGACACTGCACGATGGTTTCAACCGCTCCTTGGCAGCCATCACCATAAACCATGCCAGCCTGACCACTGGCTACAATGAATTCGTTTTTGCCAGCCCGGGCATTCGCGGCTTTACCGGCGCCATACAGTCGGGCCTCTCTGCCGCCTACCACTGGCACGTTACCAGCACCGTGGCCGATACCAAAGTGCGTACGCTCACCGCTAGCGACCTTAGCACCGCTGATATGATTCTGTTTAACTACCGCATGGTGAAGACAAACAACGGGTGGCACCCGGCCTGTTTGTTTACCGGCAACGGCTTCCAAATGGTCATTCTAAACGGCCAGTACGTGAGCACTTACAACTTCAGCAATGACGCCAACCCTAGCAACTACGTATGGCAGCGTGAGCGCTTTCCACTCGATGCCGGGTTTGAGGGCACCAGCGTAAGCCAGAATAATCAGTACTGCGTTATTGCCGCTGAAAAGAGGTCGAGTAGTGCTACGCGTAATTTCCAAGAGGGCTGTTTGTACTTTTGGGACGGCCAAAATCCGACCTACAACTTTAAAATTCAGTTGCCAATGGGGGCGCCGTACAGCGTATACACGTTCAACAACATTACCTACATGATTATCGCCGGGGCGCTCTACGCTTGGGGTGGCGGCCAGCAAGTGATAAAGGTGCGGCCCATTGCTTACCAGAACACCAATTACCTTAATGCCGTCGACAGTACGATAGTAAACCCGAATATGATGGCGCCGCGCTTCAATATGCTCATGATGGGCTACCCAAGCAGTACCACGAATACCAGCATTAAATATGGGGTGTACTCTTGGGGCTCGGTAGAGCTCATTTACCCCAACAGCTTTGGCTACAGTCACGCGCTCGGCAACGCTACCTACAACTACTCGGCTTCCAACAACCTGCAAATTGGCATGATTAAAAACTTCGTCGACACGATGTACGTGGGCTCTCGCAAGACCGTGGCCGGGGTGACTACCTACTACCTCGACAGGGTAAACAACAGTTCATTACCTGCCGGTGTCTTCAGCTGGGATAGCCTTATTTACGACGGTGGGGTGCGCTACAAGCAGAAAGAGGCCTCACGGCTCAAAATCAGTTTCTTGCCGTGGCCTGCCAATGCTACGCTAACCGTCTACTATGCCCTAGACCGCGGTACGCCGGTTTCTGCCGACCCGATTACCAGTGCATCGTTTTCACCGGCTACGGGTGACACTGGCATTACCATCGACATAAACAAGCGCTTCTATGAGGCCCAATGGGGTTTTAGCGGCACTTGCAACAACCCGGCCTCGATTCCAACCATCACCGGCGTTACAATGGAAATAGACCCGCTGCAAAGCGAATCTGATTTACGAACTGATGACCAAGCAGAAGGTAACTAATGCAACCATCGAGCCAAAGCCAAACCCTCGCGCAGAACACCAGCGGTGCACAAATGGAACTGTACACCGCTACTTTTGGCAACGTGAACTTCATGATACAGCCAAGCATGACCGGGGAAGTCAGCAACACGTTTGGTACGGTGCCTTATATCTCACTCGAATCTGTTATTTACGCGCAGGCTAACGAAGCGCAGACCTCGCCGGTTACGATTCAATCGGGCCAAGCGCAGGGCCAGCAGAATATTCAGGGCCAGACCACAATTACTGATGCCAATGGTTTGGTGCGTATGGTCATGGGATATTCGCCCGGGGGCTTCTAATGCCGACCCTTACGAGCCCATATACTGATAATTCCACTACGCCTGCCCCTAATACAACGGTGGGCTTTAAGCTTAGCAAACCCGGTTACGACGCCACGCGCACGGCAGGTAGCAACTACGTTTTCAATTCATCATGGCCAAGCCTGCCGATTGCTTTTGAAACTATCGTTACCGGAACCGGTAGCCAATTAGCTGTTGCGCATGGCCTGAAGTTTGCCCCTTTCGCTATGGCTTGGTCACCGGGTACCGACCCGTCGGGTGTTGGTACCGTGGGCTACCGCGTTATTCTGCGGTCTAATACGACCAACGTATATATTCCGTCCACTGTTAATGGGGTGAAATATAAGGTGCGCTGCTTCCAATTGGATTTGAGCAAAGACATTGATTATACCTTGGCCCCCGGTGACACCTTCAAAGCACCCTACGACCCTAATTTTGGCATTAAAGTGGTGAAGCCAAATAAGAGCATCGACAGTAAAGATATGCGTGACTTCGCGCTGCACTCCCGGTGCCAAAGCCCACTTATTTTGGCCGTGAAAACTGAGAAAACTATAGCGCCTGCAAATGTTGGTTCGGGTATAGGTAACGTCATTCAGTACACCAGCAAACTTAACTACGCCGTATGGGTGTACGGCTTCATTAAGGCGGGTGGCACACTGGCCGGTAACATAGGTGTCGCGGTCAATACGTACGTACCGGCGCCGTACTATTCGCAGGCTTACCCGCGCACGTTTACCGATGGCTTTAAGGCATATCTCGGCTACACTACTTCGGGGCCGCCGCAGCCGGACGTAGGCGCCACGCTGGTTATTCTGCGTGACCCGATGTTTAGTTCAACCCCTATAACGGTGCAATACTAATGGCGCAAGATTTTGGCATTATTATCAGCCCGCCCGGTATCAGTGCTACTGACCCGGCTAGCGGGCAATTCTCTCTGAATACCAGCAATCCGTTCATTAAAATCGACACTCAAAACGATGGCGGTTTTAAGACCATTACCCTGATAATCACCACTGACCCGCCTGAGCCGCCGCCCACCGGCGTACCAAACTACACACTGCTCTACAGGTTCAAGCATGGTTATACCTACATACCGTCGCTCGAGTCGCTATTTTACGTGTCGAGCCCGCCGCCAAGCCCGTACAGTAATGGTACCCAAACCTATTTTCAGGATAGTGGCCAGCTTGGGGCGGCCACTATTGCGGCGTCGGCTAGTCTGTATGCCGTGGCAGATGCCACATGGGTCAATATCATCTGTTCAAAAGTCAGTTTCGATGGCAGTATTACGCTGCTTACTGGCACCAACGTACAGATAACGACCCACGTTTTTGTCGAAGATATTGGTGTGTAGATAGGGCAGTGCTATAATTGCGTCATATAGGCAGCTCATAGCCAACCACGGCTTTGAGCTGTTTTAATTTAAGAAGAGCATTCACATTTATGGCAGTAGATTTAGCAGCACAAGCGGCTCAAGCAGCCGCACAGGGTAACGCGCAACTCGCCAATTACAACAATCTGGCTGGTAATTATAGCAATCAGTACAACTCGTACCAGCAACAGGCCGATGCCGCCAACAAGAACGTAGCCGACTACACCGACTACATGAAGGGTGCCGGTAGCGCGGGCAACCAATATAACACCGCCCTTACTAGTCAGTTGGGTAACCTTGGCTACGACCAAAACCAGATGACCGCAGCCCGTGGCAACCTGAACCAAGCCACCGGTGCACTGTCGGCCTACTCCGACTTTGCCAACACCGCTGCTAGCAAGTGGGGTATGAATGCCGGGGGCTTCGCTGCCGCCAACGCCGGGGCACTGTCTGGCCTCAATAACAACATCGCCAGCAACCAAGGTGTCGTAAATGGCCTGTCTGACCTCTACAAGACCGCTCAGACCGGCGCCAACCAATTCACCGGTCAAGTTATCCAAGGTGAGCATGAAACCCTTGGTGGCCTGCAAACGGTCTTCACGAACGCCACCAACCAGCGCGACAGTGCCGGTAGCATGATGAACTTCTATAACGACCTTGCACAAAAGCAGGGTGGTTTGAACGCTCAGCAGCAGCAATACTACGCGCAGGCTCAGCAGGCGTACGCTCAGGCTACACAGGCGCTTGCACAAGCCAACGCACTTGCACAATCAGCTGCACTCGACAAGCAAAAGCTAGACCGCACCAATCAGTTGTACGCGAACCAAGATGCTGCGCAAGCTGCCAAAAACCAAGACCAGTTCTACAAAACCCAAGGTATGAGCTGGAACGGCCAATATGCCCCTGAAAACGGCGGGAAGATTTACACGGCACAATTCTAATGCAACCGACCACTTACCCTGATGTTAGCAATATCTACTCTAATGGCCCATCGGTGGTACCATCGGCCACTGGTGGTTTTGGTGGGCCCGACGTTTCAAACATTTATGCCGACCCCAACCAGCCTGCCGCGCAGCCCGCTCAGCAACAGCCAAAGAAGGAAAGCGGCAACTGGCTCACACATTTGCTACCAACTATCGGTAGCGTCGCTATACCGGCCCTTGGTGCGCTTCTGGCGCCCGAAACCGGTGGGTTATCATTAGTGGCCGCAGCCGGGCTGTCTGGCCTCGGTGCGGCTGGTGGTAAGGCCGCTGAGAATGCCGTAGAGGGCAAGAGCGTAGGCGATGATGTACTGACTAGCGGTGTCGAAGGTGCAGCCGGTGGCGCTGCTGGTGGCATAGCAGGGAAGGCACTCGGCAAGGGCGCTGAGCTTCTAGCTAACCGTGCTTCGAACATCACCAAGACCGCTACCGATGCCGCCGCTACCAAAGCCGCCCAAGATGCCGAAATAAGTACTGCACAGGCCATTCGCAATAACTACGGTGGCATTAAGCCGGGTGTGCAGTCGGCCAACAATTTGGAAGGCAATCAATCACTACTGCAACAGTGGGGGCTCGACCACACCAGCCCTGAAGTTATGCAAAACGCCTCAAAGGGCGGTTTATTCATTAATGACATTGACCAAGCAGCACTAGGGGCAGGGAAGCCCATAAAGACCACTGACCTGATTAGTAGCCGCGATATCACCACCGCTTCACCCGAAGAGCAGAACGCGCTTATGTCACCGAAGGTGGGAATCATTACGCCCGATGGCAAGATGCCGCAGACCGTCACGCCACTGCAAGCCCACGCTTTTGCGCAAGACCTCAATAATCAGGTGCGCGATTTGCAGACCGTGGCTGAAAACGCCAAGGCCAGTGGTAACTACACCGAATACAACGCCGCCAAGCAGCACCTATCTGACCTCAGCCAGAAATACAACGCCGTGCAAGAACTCGCATCGACGCCTGAAGTCAATGCCGCTGTCGCTGCCCGCACTATCTCACCAGAGGAAAAAACCAGTTTAGTCGAACAGTTTGGCCAGAAACAGGCCGACCACATCGAACAGGCTGTAAACGAAGCGCAGACGCACACCGACCTCGTAAAAGCCAAACTGCCATTTGCGCAGATGAATAACCTCTCTGGCCTAGCCCTGAACGACATGAAGGCTACCGGTACGGCCCGGGCGCTTGCTCGAGCTAAGACCGACATAAATGGTGACGGTGTGGCCGACGCTGGTGCGCCGGTATTACCGACTGCTGCCGACGCGCTCGATGCCGCTGCCAGCCACGGCGTACACGGTGGCCCTACTGCTATGATTGCCAAGGCGCTCTACCAATCCAAAGACAACCCGGCCATCTTAAATACGCTGTCGCGCATCGGTGCATTAGGTGAAAAGCTTGCCCCCGGTGTTGGTGCGGCCATCGGGGCTTCGAACGCTCAATTACAAAGTAACGGTGATACAATGGGGGGAATGATGCCACCTGTAAACCAAACTGACCCAACACTAATGGCAGATTCTACAGTGCCCCAAGGTGGCCTAACACGTAACGACCTGATTACGCTTGCACTTTACAGCCCAAGCGCCTTTAACTCTCTGGTGGCACCATCTGCCGCCAACCAGCAGAACGTCGCTACCGCCAACACTGCTGAGCAAGCGCTTAGTAGCCTTGGCCCGGCTCCTACTGGTGGCATTGTGTCGCAACTGGCCGGTAAGCTTGGTATTGGCTCGACTGGTGAATACCAGCGTAAGGCTGCCGCAGCTGCGCAGCAAGTGGCCGCCGCGCTACCGGGTGCTGATGCCGGTGCTATCGAAAAGCAGCTCACCAACTACATGGCCGGTGGTGCTAGCATCGACGAAGCTGTGGCCGCTCTGATGCAAAACCTCAAAGCTACCGTACAGAACAACACCAATGGCTCATACCAGTCGCTTATGAACTTCCACCCGTCGCAGCCGCAATCAGTGGTTAGCGCCGCAGGATTATAAAAAAAGAGCCCCGTGGGGCTCTTATCATTTGCTATCGTTTATTCTTTTTCTCTTGCTTTCGAAACTCTATCCAGTAGGCAATTATTGCGGCTATAAAGAAGCCGATTACCCAACCCATTACTGGCCTTCGACTGCGGCTTGCGCGGCCCGGGGGTCGAGCGGCAGCATCTTTACGATAAGCATATTGTCGGGGGTATCAAAATTGAATTCGAATTGTAGGTTGGTACCCGGCTTGTAGCCAAGGCGCTGGGTACAGACGTAGTAGAGAAAACCCGACATAATCTTTTGGCCCATCGTGTGATATTGCAGCGACAGATTCAACAGGCGCAGGTAGTTCGCCTCATTATCATTAAGTTTGTGTTCTTGGATATCTTCGGTTTGTGTTGCTGTTGCTTCGTCTTTAAGTTTTCCCATAATTATTGCTCCTTACTTATTTGCTCATCTGTTGGAATAAAGTGGTACGTATGTTTTGACTCTTCGGGATAGAGCTCAATGAATTCGGGGTTTGGCTCACCAGTTGGCAGGTAGGGGCGTACCAAATCTGCTTTGTGGTCGGCGCGTTGCCGGTCATGGTCGCTCTGTTTCCACACACTTGTTTTCTCAGGTACAATACTGGCCATCTTTGGTTGGCCGGTATAAAAATTACCGTCGGCACCAATGAACCCCATATTACGGGCTGTGCTCCAATTTAGCCAGTTCGTTTTTGTTTTCCCACTCGAGTTGCTGCGGTGTCTTGGTGTCGACTATACCGGCAGCTCTTTTGGTATCGACAGTGTTACTGGTTTCTCTTGGCGGCTGATAAGCGCCACCGACCACCACGGGCTTTTCAGGCTCGGGCGCTGGTTGCGCTTGGTTCTTTCGTAAAGTATGTATTTGTTCGAGTAGGTTAGCTTGGTAACGGCCCAAGAAGTAACCCACGATGCCAGCCGCCAATACACCAATAATGCTAATACTGAGTAGTGCATAGTTCATATTTCGGCGTCTTTAAGTATTTGCAAAATATGTTCATATCCGGTTGCTTCATACCAAACACCATCTTTTTTGTAGCGTAGTGCAAAACTATCTTTATCAATCATGCTTTTCATCTCGATTTTTAAGAGTAATGCCTGAGCTAGTGGTAAGCAGTTTAGCTGCAACGCTAGCGGCATTCAATATGATTTCTTTAACAACAAGTGCCGGGTCGATGACACCCGCTTTGATAAGGTCTATCGGTTTATCACCGATGTTGCGTAGGTCGAAGCCGTAGCCTTCGGGCGCGTCTTGCAGCTGGAATAGTAGCCGCTCAGGGTTTACACCACTGTTGGCTGCCAGCTGCAAGAACGGCGCCTCAAACGCCTCTTTGAATCCCACATCTAGCCGGGCCAGTGTCGTACCGCCCCCGGGCAAAATACCTTCTTTTAAAGCTGCTTGCGCGGCGCCAACTGCATCTTGTACACGTAGTTTGACTTCTTTTTGCTCGGTTTCAGTAGCACCGCCCACGCGAATTATAGCGACTTTACCAGTCAGACGCGACAAGCGCAGGCGTATCATTTCGATATCTACCGGGCTGCTAGCTTCTTCGAGCTGTTTTTGCAGCTCTTTTACCCGTTTGGCAATCTTGTCGGCTTGGCCATCGGCGCCAAGTATGGTGGTGCCGCTGGTGGTGATAACCGTTTTTTCGGCAAAGCCTAGCTGTTCTACCGAAAATTCATTAACGTCAAAGCCTTCGGTAATCACTGTGGCGTCGGTCATTAGGGCTAGGTCTTCGAGAAACAGGCTACGGGCGTCATACGGCGCGTCTACGATGCTTACGGTCAATTTGTTACTAAGCCGCAGCTGCACGATAAAAGCCAGCGCATCGCCGCCCACTGAACCCACAATGACCAATTCTTTCAGGCCGCCGTTGATGATGCGCTCCATAAGCTCGGCGGCTTCATTCTGTTCGCTCAGCTGTTTGTCGAGAATCAGGATAGGGGCCTTGTAGTGTTTGCTTTCGAGATTGGTGGGGTCTTTGGCTAGGTAGGCGCTTACCAACCCCTTGCGGAAGTAAAAGCCCTCTACAATTTCATTCCACACGCCGCGCCCGGCAAAATCTTCGAGCGTCACGCCACCATCTGCGCCTACAGCCTCGACGGTTTCGGCTACTAGCGCACCAATGGCAGCGTCACCGGCCGAAGTGGTGGCAACGTCTATCAGGCGCAGGCCAATGTTTTTGGCGCTGAGTGGTTTTTTGAGGGTGTCTATCTGTTCGACCGCTTTATTACCGGCTTCAGTAATTAATCGGCTGACTACCATCGGGTTCTGCCCGGCGGCTATCAGCTTACGGCCCGCTTTGTACATGTGGTAGCCGAGGATAACTGAGCCGGTGGTACCGTCACCAACCGACTGGTCATTGTGCTTGCTAGCCTGCACCACGACCTGCACCGCGGCATTTTCTATGGCGTCTTCGAGTATAAGCTTGCGCAGGTTGGTCACGCCGTCGCGGCTAATCAGCGGGTCACCGTAAGGGTATTCGATGATAGCGTTACCGGCGTTCGGGCCGAAACTGGCCTTGGCGACGTTGTAAGCGATGTCGAGCCCCCGGGCAATTTTTACGTGCAACTCATCATCAAAAATAACGTCTTTGGTCAGCTTACTCATTCTCGTACCCCCGTATGTCTTCAATTTTTATAAAACTGTATATCTTGCCATCACGCTTAATGCGGGCACCTTCTTTAAACTCTTCGAAGTGCACCCGCTTTCCAAGCAGGTCTTGCACTTTTAAATCCATAGTGATGTTGACGGACTCGGGGTTCTTATAATTGGCTATGGCAACAACAATGCCTTCGGTGCGGCTATCATACTTGCCTTCTTTTCTCGAGAAATTTTTGCTGGATTGTTTTAGGTCGACCAATACGCAATCGTTGAGAGGGTATAGGCCTATTACTGGCTCTGGTTTACTCATGTTTGAATTGTACCGTCTATGCAGTATAATCGCAATAGTAAGAGGCCTCAGCCCACAGTGGTATTGAGGTCGTTTTTAATAACAGGAGTAGCGACAGATGAGCGTCACCGACGAACACCGTATGAGCCCAAGCAAAATACTTTCGAAAACCAAAAAAGTTGAAGCCGAAGAAGACAAAGACGGCGATAAGGATAAGAAACAGGGCGGCGCTGCCAAGAAGGGCAACGCTATGCTTGACTTTATTGCTAAATGCAAATCAACCGCTAAAAGCTAAGGAAACTTCACTATGCCATACGCACAGACAAAGTACCCGCAAAAGATGGGTACGGGCCCAAAGGCCGTAAGTATTGCGGCGGCTGGTTGTTTCGTAACCTCATTCAGTAACTTGCTTCAGCGCTTCGGTATCACCGAAGACCCTGCCGCACTCAATCAGTTTTTTATCGACCACAACACCTACATCTATGAGAAAGATGGTACCAAAGACCTGCTAGCATTCAGCAGCATCACGGCTTTCGACGGCAGTGTGCGCATCACCGCTCAGGGCAGCGGTTCACCCACCGATGATAATTCCATTGTCAAGTTCGTTTATGATGGGGGTAAGACCCATTTTTGTTTAGTGGCCAACGCCGGGCTCGGTACTATCATAGACAGCTGGGACGGAGTGACAAAGAGCTGGAATGCCTACGGTGGCCCCGTGGCATACGCTAGCTACACGAATGCTGCCGCGCAGCCGATTACTACCGCCAGGGCGCAGGCGCGGTATGCCGTTGTCGAAACCTACCCGAATGGCAAACAGGTGAAGCTAAACAAGCAGCCAACGCATCTGTGGGGTATGAATTATGCTTTTGCCTATATGGTCGACCACCCGGTAGAAACTCACAACGCGGGCGAAATATGGACGGTCACGAATAAGGTGCACCACGAAGATGGCATGGACTACTACCGGCGCGAAGGGCAGATTGACGGCTTCAATGTCTTAGATTGTGATGACTTTACACCCCCTACCCCAGTTGCCGCGCCCGTACCTGAAACGAAGACTTACACCAGTAACAAGGTTGACGGTATCACCTTCAGCACTATAGATGGTGCCCCGAAGGTTATGTATGTCAACAGAGTCGGTGGTGCAGAAAAGTGGTCATTCAAGGGCATTACCAACTGGCGTGATTTCAAGAGCGTGCAGCATCTCGACTACGGGGCCGAAGTATTTATTGTTGGCCAAGCAAAACACCCGATTCCCCCGGTCGGCGCTACCTACCTAATGGTCGACGCCGATTTTGGCAACTTCCGTAATACTGGTGATGTCGTCAATCAGTATGGTTTTGGCATTGCCGACCTGTCTGAAACTAGGCCGCCTGCCCTGCCAGCCGATACCCCTGCCCCAACTGTACCCGATTCCCCCGAAGACTGGCACGACAGCTACAAGCCCTTCGTAAAGGCCATACACTACATCGCCACCCGCGACATGACAGTGAACGACCTGAACGGTAAAGAACCCGATTTGCCGCTTCCCCGTTACATACCGGGTACCAATAGCAAACTTGGTATGGTTGCGGCCTATGGTACAGTCACCAAAGATGGTGTCGAGTACTACCGGCTCAAGATTGCCACCGATGTAAACTTTGATTTTTGGTATTGTGTACCGAAGGTCGACGCCAACACGCGCACCCCTAACCTGCTGGTGGCCCCGGGTGAGGTTACTACCCCTGTTAGCAAGGCAACAGTTGTCAAAGATGCAGCAGTACTAGCAAAGTCGCACATAGAAATCAATGGTCTAAAATTTTTAGATGATATAATACCTAAGTTCCTACGAAACAAAAAAACAAAATAAAAAGGAGTAGCTATTATGCTCGACTTTGTTCATACAGCAATAACTTATGTGGTGGCCCACTGGCCCGCTATCTCGGCGCTTGTGGGCGGTGGTGCCGGTTTGTCCGTGGGCCTGCAATACGTACTCGTGAAGCTGCGTATCGACAGTAAGAAACTGGCCTACAGCTTGATTCATCTACTGAGTCTTGGCGCCGCCGCCAGTGCGTTCTATCTCGATAACGTCAATGCAATCGGGGCGTACGCCGGTCTGGTAATCGCCGCACAGACTGTTCACCGGTTCATCGTGAGCCCGTACTACAACAAGTACATACTGCCCTACCTCACCTTTCTAAGTGAGTATGAGGCGCAGCCTAAAGCTCAGAGTGCACCTGCTCAGTCATCGGCAACGCTTGAGGGCCCTGCCCCGGCGTTCGTAAGCTAGCACAGGCCTCATCGACGCAATGTTTTAGCCGACCCCCGTGGTCGGCTTTTACGTGGTTCTTTATAATCGCATTGCGGTGTCGCCGGTGGTGGTGCCGTATATGCCTGATTTCCTTCTTGGCCCGGCGGCGTAGCCAGCTAATAGTTTCCCAAACACCGTGAACCACGCCGTACATGATAATCTGTTCGGCAAGATTGGCGGGGGTGATGTTTATGAGCATAGTTTTGTTTTATTGGTCGATTGATAAGTAGAATAACGCGGCTTGTTATTCTACTGGCAAAGGGGCTGTACGAGCTTCGCAGCTTTGATTTGAGCGCACAAAGTTACTTTTTGGCTGGTGAGTGCAGCTTTGTCGGCGGTCAGGTTGTGAATGGCCGTCTGGTCGTTAGCATTAAGGGCTTTTTGTATTTTGAGGTCGGTAAGCGCGGTGTTGCGCTGGTCGACGGCTTGCTGGGTGGTAATGCCTTTCGGCTGTGCATTGTACTTGTAGATTGACAGAGTAACTACGGTTGCCACCAGAACCAGCAGCACCCCTATAAAGATATATTGCTTTTTCATAAGCTTAATATATCACAAATTCGGTGGGCGCCATTCACCGATATGTATGCGAAGCCATAAGCAAATATTTTGCCAGAGGCAGCGCTTGTGGCCCACCAGCCACCAACATTTATTGTATTGATTCATCAGCTGGTTTTTTTGTCGGGCCGGGGCTTTTTAGCCTCAGTGTGCAGCCGGTCTAGCCAGCCGTCCATTGTGGGCCAAGAAACATTGAAAAGAAGCGCAAGCGCGGTGATGTTCATATGCTTGCCTTCCCCATAGTTCCAGTGCTTTTTAAGCTCAGCCGGGCCATTACCGTTGTGCTTGTCTTTGGTGGCATCTAAGAATTGGTCAATGCCACCGTAGCTATCTATGCTAGGTGGTACGTATCTTCCCATATTAACCTTCCCCTAAGAGTGATACCTGCGGGTCTTCGAAGTCGATTTTTTCGACGAATTTGGCAATGGCATCTTCTTTTTTAAATTGCAGGGTGTCTTTGTCACGCCCGGCTTTGATTTTGATGGTGACGGTGCGCTCGTAGTCGATAAAGTTATCTTCTTCGTCGTGCTTCGGGGTATTGGTAACGGTCACCATAACTTGCTTGTTAGGTGTGTAGGTGTCGACAATTTTAGATTTCTTCTTCATGATGGTAGTTTATAACCTTTCTTATTTTATTAAAATACTAAAATGGAATGTCATCGAGATTTATAGGTTCGTCACCAATATCTTCAATGACCACATCAGGGTTGGCAGGTGGGTCTTGGTTGCCATCGTCTTCGGGTATGCTATCAGTGCCTTCGGCGGGCGCGGCGGCCCGGGTACCGGGTTTTACACCGGTGGGTTCCCAAATGCTCAGGCGGCCCCGGTTATCCTGCACATCAGTATCGAGATTGATTTGCTTTGCCTCATCGACCATAGCGGCGGTGAGTTGCTTTTCGTTACCGGAGTGCCGCAGCACATTGATGTCATAAGCGCGGTTCAGGCCTTCACCTTCGGGGCTAATTTTGATGTCACACTTTTGCAGGTTGGCGCCAAAATCTTCATCTTTGCCGATGGTTTGGAAACTTTTAGCCATGCCTGCCCCGGCGGTTAGAATCTGGGCCTTGTTATCGGTGAAGTTCCAAACGATGAAGCAAAAGCTAGTGCGCAGATTGATTTCGCCGGTTTTCTTATCGGTAAATTCTTTCTGCTGCACCACCGGGTCTTTAGTCAAGATACGTATGGTAATCGGTCGGCCCGCTTCCCACTTAAGGTACTTGCCGGGTTTGCTGACTTTATTAAAGTCGAAGTCGCTAAGGCTGTCTTGTTCGGCCATATACTATTGCTCCATTCCATTTACTGCTTTGATAATCGCGGGCATATCGACATTTTCAACGGTCTGCTCGTAAATAGCCTGCTCGACCTTTTTATTGTCGTCGAAGTAAACATAGCCGTATTCCGGTTCGCCCTCTTCATCTTTGCCGATTTCTTTGTAATCCCGGTTTCTGAATGGGAAATTTTGAATCACCTTGGTTACGGTGATAACGTAGGTAGTTTCGGTTTTTTGTGGGGCTTGGTCTTGGGTGTCTACTGCGCTCATACTATTGCTCTCCTTTTTTAATTGGTTCATATAATCGGACACTCTCGGGATATTTTTTTAGGCTGGGCGGCATCGGGAATTCGCCTAAGTATTCGATGGTGGTGGTATAGATGCGTTTAAATGATTCGTAATTGAGGTGGCTTTCTTGGAAGTCGAAGCCGTATTTGTGCTTTGGTGAATAGCGCCATGTGAAGGCCCGCGACACCTTTTGCCCTTTCCGGGTCTTGTTGTTCATGGTTTTGTAGGCCGCTACCTGTACCTTATGGCTGTAGGCATTACGGCCCGTAAACTTCCAGTCGATAATAATGTGAATGCGCTTAGACGATTTTGGTACATCTACGTACTGCTCTTTTAGTTGAAAGTCGCTGTCGCTATCCAGTTCCAAATACTTATTGGGGTCGAGCAAACAGGTTATTTTCCATTCGTCGACGTAGCCTTTAAAGTCGAGCGTACCGGCCACCCGCAGGTCGGGGTCGGCCACGATAAGTTCGGTGTGGTACTTGCCCGGGGCCAAAAACCGCATCATGCGCATAAAGGTTACGATGGCATCTTTCTCGTATAGGCTCAAGAAATCTTGCTTCAGATTCAGCTCTTTGCGGCGCATAAGCTGGTCGAGCGCATCGTGTAGTTTACTACCACGGTCACCGGTAAATTGTAGCCGGTCTTTCTGCTCTTCGTAAGATGTAACCCGTAGATATTGGCGCAGCCCCTCAGGGAAAGGCCCGCCAATATCTAGTACCCGGGTGAGTGAAAGGTAAAATTGCTTCTCATCGCCTTTGCGACCACCGTAATAGTAGTGCTCATCGTCAACATCGAGCCGCATAATCTCGCAGTTCGATAGCTCGTACAGCACTCCCATTTCGTTGGTTTCATTCATGTAGGCAATTCCCTCTCTTAAGTTTCTAAATTTGGTGTTCTTTTTGTTTAAGGTGGTGTGGATTAGAAAATCACGAAGTCTTGCCATCGGCGCGTGAGTGACACGCTGCTTAGGGGCCGACCCAAGTTTTCGTAGCGTACGCCAGTCAACTTGCGTGGTTTTTTCTTGGCCTTTTGCATGGGCTCCCTTACTCTTACCTTATTGAAAAGTACATGTAGGAATTATGATAGCTTTGATATTATCGCCACTTACATTTATTTCTACCTTTACATAATACCAAACCTACAATGTACGTCAAGGGTTTCTTGCAAGTGGTGGTATACTAGGGGTATGAATGAGCTAGAGGTAGGTACATACATCGACTTGCGGCACCTAAACAAAGGTGGGGTATTGCCTGTGGCACGCCGCAAAAGTAGCTTCCAAGAAGCGGCCCAAAACCTTGTCGATGTCGGCACCCAAATCATCTTCAGGCAAGGTAAAACGGCGCGGCGTATTCCGGTTGTTTTCGCATCGTGATAAATAGCACTTGCAAAATGAAGCTCTTGCGTTATACTGCCGCTTAGGTAATCTCGCAAAGACTACCAACACAAAAAACAAAAACGCCAAAAACAAAAAAACAAAAACTCTTTAATCCCCCACTAGTAAATACCCCCTCATAAATGCGAGAAATGAGGGGGTATTTCTTTGTTTAAAACCCCTTCCCTGCCGCCTATATCGCTATTTTTACAGGGGTAGATGGCTTACAAGCCAAAATATAGCGGCACCAAGGCCGGGTAGGGCATAGTGGATAGCGGGTGGGTAATTGTGGGTTAGCGCTTGCGTCGGTTGGCCCACAACCAGAATGCCGCACATGCCATGATTACCAGTAGTATAAAACCTTCGAGCGTCATAACGCCATTGTAGCACTACCACCATTCCGGTATTTCGTCGGCAGACAAAAAGGTATCAGGGCCGGGTATCTTACCGGCAAAGAATATTTGGATAACGGCCTTTAGGTGGTGCGTCATACCCTACAGGGTACCGCATCTGGCGGGCGAAGCAGTTAGGTATTTTGCTTGCCGGGCTCAGTGTTCAGGAAAATAAGAACCTCTTGCATTACGTGAATGCAATCATCATAGCCGCGTTTTTCTTTGGCGTCTTGGCTCTTGTCGCGTAGCATGGTGATGCGTTGCAGGTCTAGCGTGTACTCATGGATTTCGGGAAGTTCGGGCTGCCATTGTTTCTTTCGACGGAATAACATAAGCACAGTGTATTACCTTCGTGCCGTTTCTGCCACTATTTTGCGGCTGCCCCAACCGCCGCGCGTCATGGTGAACAGGGCATAAATCTTTACGGGCAACAAGACCAAAAAGTATATGAGGGTGTAAATTACGAATAGTATAAACCACAGATTCTTTTGCCGCAGCATCGGGTCGATTATCCGTAGCAGGGTAACGAATACCATAGTGGTAAGAAGCCTGAGCGCATAGATTGGGTGGCCAAAGAACGCCAAATATACATCGTGGGCCATTGAGCCGACCAAGATTATTGGAAGTAGGGCGGTAATCATAAAGTCGTAAGCAAGGTAAAGGCCATGTTTGGGAATAGTCTTAATTTGCCAAAATAGTTCCCGCCAGTATGACTTACCCCACCTTGTCTGTTGTTTGAGCAGCGCTTTGAATTCGGTAGGTGCCTGAGTGTAGCACTTGGCCTGTGGTGAGTAACGCACTTTATAGCCGGTTGCCAGTACCAGATTCGTTAGGTGCCGGTCGTCGCCGTAAGTACACTTCTTACCCATAAACGTCTGATTAATAAAATCTTCTTTTACATGGTCAATGACCTTGCGGCGGTAGGCACCAAGGGGCCCGCTGATGCACGTTACGGTTTTAAAGTACGATTGGCTGGCCCGCTCATAGGCAAAGGCCATATGGTAGCGCATGGACACTAAGCGGGTAATCAGATTGACATCATAATTTTTAATTGCTACTTCACCGGTTACCGCCGCTGTCTTGTTGTCTGCGTAAAGGGTATCGACTAGGCGTTTTGCAGCTGCCTTATGCCAAACCGTATCGCTATCGCTCATGAACACTACTTTTGATTCTGGCCGGATATGTTGCAGACCGGCATACATAGCCTCACGTTTACCGGCATTTGGCTGGTAAACATAGGTGAAGCCGTAGTGCTCACTGTAGCGTTTTAGTTCGGCACGGTTGGCGCTGCCATCATCGACAATAACCACTTCAAGGTCGGGATAATCTATGTTTTTCCAGCTCTTAATGGCTACCGCGAACACATCAATGGGCTCGTTATAGGTTGGCACTATCAGACTGGCGGCGGGGTAGGCGGCTTCTGGCACCTTGCGTTTGCGCTCGGCCGCTGACGTTGCAACCTGCATACCGATACGAGAAAGGGCCAGTATGCCGTAAGCTGATAGCGGTTCTATGATGCTCATTATACTGGCCTGATACCTGATAATTTGCCAAACATATCAACCCGGCGTTCTTCGGGCCGTTCGGGATTTTCCTTTACGTACATCGCCATAAATTTATCGTAGGCTTTATTGAGGTGCCTGTAGCCACGGGTACGCTTGTCAGTCAAGGGCAACTTGCCGGTCTTGCGCCAGTTCATAGCAAAGGCCTCGTGCAGTGCGGTAGCATACTCTTTTGAGTTGCGCCAAGCCTCATGCTTGCGTCGGGCAAACTTACCGGCGATTTGTTCGATTACATATGGTGTTATAGCATCTTGGGTGACTTGTAATACACGGTCGCTATAATTCATGATTTTTTTACCTCTACCTCTGTTATCTCAACATGGAACTGGTGAACGCTAGTACCACTTTCGTCACTCATGACAAAATCGGCTTCAAGGTCTTTGGCCTTGGTGGCAATGAGCACGGCACCCATGACTCGAAAGGCCTGCTTTATCATCGGGTGGTCGGCAATCCGTTCGGGTGGGTGGTAGCGTTTACTTGCCATATTTGTAGAGTCCTAGCCTAATCAAAAATGTGCGTATGAGTATCCAAATGATATAGGGGAAAAAGACAATTAGGACGGCAAAGTTTTGTAACGGAGTGTCGGCTTCTTCGACTGCTTTTAGAAATTCGTCACTCATAGTTCGCCAATCTGCTTGGTGAGCCATGTAAGCGGCAGGTCTTTTTCCTTGGCTTGCTCGATTAGGGCCAGAAGCTTAGTTTTAATTTCTTCTTTCGCAGGGTCGATGGTGTCTTTGTTTTCTTCGAAACTACCATCGAGCGCACCTTCAAAATAATACTGCCCGGCGAACTTTAAAAATATCTCTTCGAGCCAATTCATTAAGCTATTCCCATAAGATTGTCGCTTATTTTGATACTGGTACCGATATTTTCAACAAGTTTATTTCGCTTCAATGCACCTACATAGTTTTTGAAGGTGCCGCCGGTTGCGGTAAATCCGGTACGGTCACCCAACTCTTCGGCACTGAGGCTATGCGGGTAGACACCAAGCAGCTCATCAAATATGCGCTGTTCACCTGCACGTAGGGCATTACGCCACATATCAATAATTTGCTCTTTGCTGGGGGCTGGTGGGGGTGTAGTGCCAAGATATTCGAAACCGGTATCAGTGATGCTTATTTCGCCGTCTGTGTCTTCGATGTAGCCATATCGCTTAAGAGAGCCGAAGTAGTTTTTAAACGTACCGCCCGAAGGCGTGAATTTTGATAGGCGCCCAAGCTGGCTTTGGGTGAATCTCATAGGGTAATGGTCGGCCAGTACTCCCAAGATGCGACTGGCCCCAGCGGGCAGGCGCTTATTATCGTCTATTTGTATTTGTGGGTCTTTTTTGGGTGCGCTTACAGGGGTAGGTTTATTTATATGAGAGTTTATAGGCTTATTAAATTGGGAAATAGTATCGTTGGCAGCGGAAAATTGGTTGAAATAGGCAAGCGCTCTATCGACCCGCTCGAGCACACCGACTGCTTGTAGTCGTATATCCTCAATTATTCTTTTGGTTTCGGCTGGCAGTACTTCCACTTGCGTAATGATAGTATCGGTTTTCTTGGTGGCTAGCTGTCGTTCGAGCTCGATAATCTTTTTCTTAAGAGCCTTTGGGTCATTTCCCTCTACGCGCTCGACGGTATCGGCAATCAGCTTTTTTATTTTTTCCAAATCGACATCGGCTAGTTTTTGCGGCTCACGTATACGCTGGCCGACTTTAGGGGTACTCGAAGAGTCTAGTGTTTCCCGGGTGCGTACTTTGACTTTCCGAAATATATCGAGCCAACCCGGTGACCAGAACCAAGCCGTACCGATTGGCAAAGAGGGAAGCGAAGTCATAAACTGTTCGCGCTGGCCTTCTTCGGCATGGGTCTTTATCCATTCGTCGATAGCCTTTTGGTCGAGTGGGGCGGTAAGCCGCAGGGCAACCAACACCTCAATTTGGGTTAGCACATTCTTATTTAATACCGATGGGCGCTGTGTAATCATGGTGACGCCAATACCACGTGCCCGGCCCCGACGCACGATATCTTCGATGGCGCCAAGCATACGGTTTTCGTTAGGCATGGGGCGCTGCGGCGCGAAGGCGTCAGCTTCATCGAGTACCACATGTACTGCGTTGCGGTTCTTTCGATATAGTGTTTCGGCAAAATCTGTCATGAATTTTACCTGCTCATTTTTACGGAATAAGGATAAGTCGAGCACTATGGACAGCCGGTTTTCTACTACGAGCTCAGCTAGTTTTTCTCCGGCTGATGGCTCTAGGGGTATATCGGCGTGGTCACCGCCTGCAATGATAATCTGTAGCCCGGCATCTTTGCCATTAGCGGCGGCGCGTAGGCCCCACCAGACACCGATAGGGTCGATAACGATAACGTGCAGGTTCGACTTAAGCATTTCTTCTACCATGACGCTAGCGGTGTAGGTTTTGCCGACGCCGCGTTTTGCTAGAATGGCAAAAGTCTGCGTCACGGCTTCATCTGGTAATGAGAGATTAGGGGCTATTCTTAGGCTCATTGGTCTAAGTACCTTTCGGGCACTGCGCTCAATTTGATTTTAGAGCGTTCAGAAAGTGGTATACGTTTTTTGGCCTCTTTAAGATTCTGCTTGTATTCTCTAAAAGATTTCTGGCGTTCTTTTTTGAGTTTGGCCACAGCTTTTTTATTTGCGCGGTCATGGTAGCCACCGACTTTGACGGGGAAGGGGGCAATGGTGCCATCGGGCTTTTTGCCCCTTACAGTTTTCCAGCCCTTGCGATTAAATCTACTCATTTTCCAAGTTCTTCGCTGTTCTGCCAATCGTTATTGGTCATGCTTTCCTTTGCCGAATATAGCCAGTATGATGATTATTGCCACAAAAACGATAGTTAGAATTACTTTCCAACTCATTACGCTACCTGCAATTTTCGCATAAAGTTTAGTACTCTACTAGGGCGGCCAATACGCTTGATTTCGTAGCCACGCTCACGGTAATGCGAAAGGGCAATGCGCAGTTCGTGTACGCCCTCTACGGTTTTTGTTTCTTTCTGGCCTCTAATTGGGCTCGCGGTAATTTGATAGGTCACTTCATTGATTCCTCTTATTAGTTTGATGTCTTTAATATATGTAAGTTGCAAACCAATGTCAACATAGAAAATACAGAAACTTATTACATATTGACAAATTACGGAATCTTTGCTAGTATGTACTCATGTCACAAGAAATACAAACATCACGCGAATACGAAATAGGCACCGAATTTGTCTTTAATGCCGAGCCCGGTGCAATCGAAATGGCACGCACGGCTGCACTAGAAGGCCTACAGCGCGTCGTAAGCAACGTACGGCTCGAAACCCGCATGTTAGTCTTTGATGCCCTACACGGCACGAATTATAGGCAAATACGGCATAATTTGGCCGAGCAGCAGAAGCGTGAGCGTTTTGAAGCCAGCATTGGGCTGGTCGCTATCGGCAATAAAAAATAACCCCCGTTACTAACATTAGTCAAATTTAATTGATTAATCAGGGGTTATTTTTAGATAGTATTACACCCGTGGTGGCCAAAACCAATAGCCGGGACTCGGTTCGCTGCCGGTACTAGAGGCGTACGGTGTCTTCGGGTTCACGTAGCTTTCGGTTTCCCGAAAGATTTGTAGTGCACATTCGTTGTTGTCGCCAACTGAAATGATGAGGGCCGGGCATACTTGGCCGCTGGTGTGCTTGTAGTGCACGATGCGCCCGATTGACGGCTGCATTATTTCAGCTCCGTATAGCCAGATTCAAAGGCTTCGGCCGGTGAAAAGGATTTATAGCCATCTTCGTAGACAACGTAGTAACCGCCCACGGTGGGTTGGTGCTTGCGCATGTAGTCACCGTCAACCTTAAAGGGCCCGTAACCCTCTTCGGCCGGGGTGATAGTTGCGCTGCCGTCAGTTTCTCGGTCTTCTTTTTGGGCCAGTTCCAAGTCGGTTACAATCTTGGCGATTTTCAGCGCCCAAACTTTTTTATGCGACTGGTAGCGGGGCATTTCGCGCTGTGCGGTATCGTCCGACATATTAGGCCTCTGCGCTTTCTTTGGTTTCCGAAAGCTTTTGCCGCAGCAGGTAGCCTTCGAGCTGCCAAATCTTGTTGCGGGCATTGTCGCGGGCAATCTTGCGGCCAATCTCTTCGTCGAAGTTGGCCAGGCTTACGGCGGCACTCTCGCCGGTCACGTGGTAGCCGTTCTTCAGAGTGAGCAGGCAGACCGTCATGGTCGTGCCGGGAAAGACGTAGTACGCTTCATCGACAATGGTGGCGTCAATATCTTCGGGGCTCAGCCTTGGGGCATTCAGCCCCTTATCACTAATTTCTTTTTCTAGTTCTGCTTCGTCGTGTCCGGCCATCTCTGGTTTTCCTTTCACTTAAGTTGGTACTTTGAATCTATAGAGTACCACAAATAACCCCGTAGTTTTCTACTGCCGGGGGAAGGGGCTACATCGACTCGTCGGTGCTACAGCTTATCCGATGTGGATAAGTGCAGAGTCATTACAGGGTGAGCTTTCTGCTTCTTAAGAAGTAAATACCTTTAAAGCGCTAGCCAAGACCAAAGCCCCGTAGGGGAAAGGAGATAGCCACAGACCCTAGTTGTTAAAGTGCTACATCGGCGTAAGGCAGCTATTTAGAGGCGCTGCACCCCAGTAGTAATAATTCGTGGCTTCCCACCACATCTGCCCCGTATTTGTCAGTGCCCGGGGCCGTCCGTTTACTACAACGTCCAGTCAGCACTAAATTGGGAAGGGCGATATAAAAAGGCTTGATTTCTACAGATGGAATCACCTATAATAAAGGGGTGAAGTTCCAAGTAAAACAGGCCTGACCCCACCTAACGAACGGGGTCATTTTCATATCTAGGTTATTTACGAGGGTTATTGTGAAGTCCAAGTAAATAACTTAAGCTCAATGTAGCAGTAAAAATATCGTCGCGCAAGCCTTAAGCACCATCAACAGGGGTGCTTTTTTAGTTATGCACAGTAATACCTAAACTAACGCATTTTGTGTATTGACACTATTTGTAACTTACTGTATATTGGAAAGTATCAACTAATAAAGGTAATGCTATGAATCAAATCACTACTCTCAACATCAACACAATCGACATCAGCAAACCGGCTGCTTTCGCAAACTTCGTGGCACTTGCCAAAGAAGTGCAGGGCCAGCTCGAAGCTGCATGGGGCATGGTCGAACAGCAAATGCTCGATAACAACGTAAAAGAGGTATCAGGCCCTTGGGGCAAGATTAGCTTCGAACCAGCTGAGCTGCTAGTAGTCAGCGATGCCGCGGCACTTGACCCCGGCGTTACCAAGCCTGCGCTTGACACTAAGAAGGTTCGCGCCTACCGTGAGCTTATGGGCGAACTGCCCGCCGGTGTCAGCACCAAGACCATCACCAAGTTTGCTAAGCGAATCAAGAAATAGGGCGGGGGATTACTGCAATGCAAGCACAAGCAATCACTGAACAGCGCCAAGCCTACGAAGACGCCCACTATACCAAAGTTATTGACTGCCCAGAACACCCGGGCCAGCACAAAGCCACGCTTTTCTGCGTCGGCCACCGTTACGCCGGAATCTGGGAATGCCAGCTTACTGGTAGCAGCGACAGCCATGAGCACAGCGATTACCAGACTGAAACTGTCGAAGTCGATGATAGCCACCCTGACCGTAGCGACGGCTACACTACCCAAGTCTACGTATGCGGCGGCTGCGGCGTCACCATCGAAGACGCTGACCCGGCCCAAGACGCCGCCGAAGCTGAAGCAGACCGCCAAATAGATGAGGCCCGGGGTAAGTAGCCATGCTGCCCCCGATTATTCAGCTGATGGCCACTATAAACGCGCAGTCAAATGCCGCGCTCGATGAGGCTGAAGCGATACTAAACAACATAAAAGGGCTGGAAGGGAACTAGCCATGCAAACTATACTAATTGACATGCCAACACTAGATACCCAAGAATTGCAATACCGCCGCGCTGCAATCCGTGAGTGCATCGCTTATGGGGAGCATGGCGAAGACATCGAAACCACCGAAGACGGCCGCGAAGTCTGCTTTAATTGCGGGGGTGCATTGTGACCGCCGCTAAGCCCATGAAGGGCATACCGCGTAAGCCGATGCGCTTGCAGCTTCGAAAACGAAAAATAATAAAACAAAAATATGGAAAGGCTTTATTATGGCCAAAAAGAAAGTTCCTTACTGGCAACAGCTTTACAACGAATGGTATGGCTTAGACGATGCCGGGAATCCTATCACAACTACGGTGGCACCCAAGCGGCACTAGGTTTCACCACTGGCCCAATCTCAAAGATGGCCAGCAGGTTCGCGGCTACTATGGGGAATCGCGCTACCCAATCAAAGATGGTGTGATTGTTCGGGAAGCGGAAGAGTGGGTATTTGGCCACACCGTCTACACTCGGCTGTATGTGCGCTTTACATACCATGGCAGTTCAGTTAAAGAATTGCTGATTAGGCAAAACGGGAAAGGTCACCCGTGGGAAAGAAGTTATGGCCGCTTTGAACTGTATAGCGTAAATTTAATCAAGGAGAATCAAACTATGGCAAACAAACTACTTGGGCTCATTCGCCTCAATAAAAACCAGCGCAAGCTACAGAAGGTGGGTATCTACGACGAAAATGGTAATCTTACCCCTGATGGCCAAGAGGTCGTACTGAACTTGATTGCCAAAGACAAAGAAGCCGAGCTGGTTGAGCTGTCAAAAGACTGGAAGACCGACAAAAAAGAGAAATCGGACGAAGAGTAAAATATTGTAGGTGTGGCTAGACGTGAAGCCATAAATCGTTGTTCCCATCAAAGGCAACAGCCTACACGACGCGGGGTACAATCAGTTGGTTAGATGGTGAGCCTCATAAACTCACGGACGCCGGTTCAAATCCGGCCCCCGCTACCAAATCTTGCTGGGGATATGCAAATAGAAAAGCGCGTGCCTCATAAGCACGGACAGGCAAAGTACACGCTTGACTAGTTGGCTCGCTGCCAACCCCCGGCTCCACATTTGAACATTCACCAGTCAGTATCAGTGAGCGCTCTGCTTGATTTGATGCAGTGTAAGCCGGGAAAACGTAGTAGGGGAGCACAAGCCCCTGCCGTGCTGGTACTGATTAGCTGGTAGGCGGTGCCCAAACCGACGGGGTACACTACACCGAACGGCCCAACTAGCCTACTAGCGACTGGTATTTGCTTAAAAGAGAAACTTATGCGAACATAACAGGGGAGCAACAGATATGGCTAAATTAGAATCACGAATTGTTATCACTCACGCTACCGAACTGAAGCCGGGAGCTAAATATCTGATTGCCTTCGACCGTAGTAGCCTTACTAAAGAAGACGCCCATAACCTTACTCACGCCTTGCAGGCGCTTGGTATCAAAGATGCTATATGCGTACTGACTGATGGAAAACCAACCGAAGTTATGAAAGTAATCGAGCAAGAGGCATGAAATGGCACTACTCATTACAACTGCTAACCGGCCTATATTCGTAGATGCTGAAACCGCAAATCTCTTGTGGCTTATTAAAACTGGTGAGCGAAAGGGTACACCTAAAACCTGTGCTAAGGTGAAGACCATCGACAAATGGTACCTAAATCGTGACACTGCCCCGGATAGTTATTTGAAGCAGAACCCGCTGACTGTTACCAAGAAGGTACGCGGCTATAGTAAAACCGTAACCCAAGGGCGCTTGCCCTACGTTGATTAAGCTATGGACACGACACAGCTAGGACTACCAGGCTTCGGAAATATAAATTACAAGGGTAAACCGGTTAAGCGCGAAGGCTTTACCGGTATAATGCGTGTGATTGTCATGCAGAAGAACAACCCTGATAGGCTGGACATGCGCTATAGGACTAACAAGCAATTTATGGCCGAGCAACAAAAGTGGCGTGCAGACCACAAGCCTGCTGATGACTCTTTTGCTCGAGAATATTTAAATAAACCGTTTGAGCCTGCTGACTAGATGCTAGCCACTCTGCTGTACTGCTCTAACTGTGGACGCCACACACCCCACCGAAACTTACCCCAGATGTACGCGACGCAATGTGAAAATTGTGCTGCCATCACCAGTACGCTTATGCGCCTGCAAGCCCAAGAAGCCGGGCAAAACTTACGGGCACCTGATGGCACTGAAGCTATCATTGTAGACAACAATACTAAAGAGGTGACCTTCTACGTACCTACGGGCCCGCATCAAGGCTACTACCATCACAATAAGCAAACTGGCGAAAACCGTATAGCTTCTTGAAGGGGGCGGCAAATTGCCACCATGCTTACGGTTATGGTATAACTTAGGCAATATGGTGAAAAGCAAAGAGCCCGTAGTAGGCCAGCAAGCCAAGACTCCAAAGACCCCTAAAAAAATGGGGCGCCCTACAATTTACAGCCTTGAGTTGGCTACTGAGCTGTGTGGCTATCTGGCCATGGGTGAAAGTTTGCGTACCGCATGTGCTCGTAAAGGTATGCCGTCTGTTAAAACTGTGTTCTTATGGCTGTCCGAATCGAATGAAGAGTTGTGGCGCGACGACTTTTTACACCAATACACGCGCGCGAAGCAAGAAGCTGCCGATGCAATGGCCGAAGAGATATTGGACATTTCGAATACTCCGACCAAGGGGAAGGTCACGGTCACGCGCACCAGCAAGGATAAAGACGGTAATGAAGTCACTGTAACAGAGGTGCGCGAAGATGATATGCTTGGCCATCGCCGTTTACAGATTGATACCCGCAAGTTCTTGATGGCCAAAATGAAGCCAAAGATTTACGGTGATAAGATGGACTTGACCACCGACGGTGAAAAAATAGAGATTGGCCGGGGTATGAGCATCGAAGAAATCAATGCCATACTAGCCCGTGCTGAGGCTGAAAAGGCCGAAGAAGCCAAGAATGCCGAAAAAACACCATCAACTGCATAAATTCTTTAGTACGGCTCGTACTGGGCCGGGAATTTTGACACCCATTCACATTATGAACACCATAAATGATATAGAAACAGAGTTTTATGAGCGATAAAGTACTGGACTGCCGGGGTTGTGTGAACGTGCGGCAGCTCGATAAGCACATAGATGCCGTTGCTTTGCAGAATGCGGTTGTATTCGTGGGCGGCCTACCAGACCGCTTGGTAGTCACCCAAGCGCTAGCCCGGGCCATTCGGGAGTACCACAAGCTTGATGCTACTGATAAACTTGAGCACCGCGCCATACCGTGTGAGGTACGTGGGTGAGCACCTTCAGTGATTTAGAGATTGCCAAGGCTAGACTGCTAAAGCTCGATTACGATTGTAGCCAAGACCCGGTATTGTTTTTTAATACGATGCTTTGGACGTTAGACCCCAAGCGGGCGCCGTACCATTTCCCCTTTAAGCTGTTCCCATTCCAAGAGACTCGCATCATCAATGAATTAGTGCAGGCCATTGAAATGGGCTACGACATCTTCTTTGACAAAACCCGAGAAATGGGCGTGAGCTACACTGTGCTTGGTGTGCTGCTGTGGTACTGGAAATACCGCGACGCTTCCAACTTCTTACTGGGGTCGCGCAAAGAAGACTACGTAGACAACGTGGGCGGTAGCAAGGGTGGCGACGAAATCAGCAACAAAGAAGAGTCGCTTTTTGGCAAGCTCGACTACATGCTTACCCGGCTGAACCCGCTGGTGCTACCCAAGGGCTTCAGCTTCAATGTGCACCGCTCGAGCATGAAGCTGCTGAATCCTGAGCTTGGTAACGCCATCAGTGGTGAATCAAGCAACCCGAACTTCAGCCGTGGTGGACGCCAGAAGGCCATATTGCTCGATGAGTTTGCTTTCTGGGATAACGATGATGCCGCGTGGGGTAGTACGGCCGACACCACCAACTGCCGCATAGTCATCACCACGCCCGGCATTCGGCCCGGTACCAAGGCCAAGCGCCTGCGCTTCGGTGAAGACGGCGAAAAGATTAAGGTAATAGAGCTGCCGCACCACCTCGACCCGCGCAAAACTCCTGAGTGGTTAGCCGACCAGCGGGAGCGCCGCAGCAAAGAAGACTTTGCTCGCGAAATCATGATTGACTGGGAAGGTTCGCTTAAAGGTGTGGTCTACCCCGAAGCCCGGCGGCGCCAAGTGGGTAAGTTTCCATATAACCCGGAGTGGCCGCTATTCGTGTCGTGGGATTTTGGGCTGGACGGTACCGCGGCGCAGTGGTGGCAGTACAACATGGATAACGGCAAGATGCGCCTGGTCGATGCCCTATGTAAAGAGAATGTGCCAATACAGTGGTTTTTTCCCTTCTTTCCGAATGAGCAGGGCACTGGCCCAATGGACATAGATAGCCTGTTCAGCTACGACCCTAAAGAGGTCGAAGCTATTTACCGGGTCAACTGGTTCAAGAACGGCAAGCATTACGGTGACCCTGATGCCGCCAAGCGCAGCATGACTAGCAAAGTGCTGACCAGTGTGCGGGCTGAGCTGGTGAAGGTTGGCATTTATGTGCAGACCAATGTGAAGGGCAATGCTTTCTACAACCGATGGCAAGCCACCAAGACGCTGTTTCAGAAGGGCATTGAGGTGAACGACACGCCTGGCACTACCGGCCTCAATGGGTATCTCGACGCCATTGACCAAGCTAGCTTTCCGCAGCGTGAGGCCACCAGCCAGTCGATTACGCCGGTTAGCTTGCCGATTCACAACTGGACAAGCCACCCGCGTACCGCGACCGAGTACTTGGCCGTCAACTTCAAAGTGCCGAATGAGCAGCTTGGCCCCGGAGTGGTGCAGACCTTGCGGCCAAGTGAGGTATCAAATAAACCGTTTATGGTCGATAATGGCCAAACAGTTGGCAATCCGATAAACTTAGCAAAAGCAATAAGAGAAAGTGCAGGCGATGAATAACACAACAGGCAGCATGGAATTCGTAGTGTACATTTACGCCAGCCAAAGCCCGGTCACTGAGCTGCTGCCCTTCCGCTGCCCGCGTTGTGGCCGTATCGTGTTCCGGCATAACTCCAAGCAAATGCTGCTGAGCAACGCTTACGGCGCCAGCTTCCAAGCGCTCGAGCCAGGCAGCCAATTCACTGAGCACAAGTGCCACAGCTGCAAGTCAATATTCAAAATCCTTTATCAGAAATAGCCTGCGCGGTGCTATGATAGTGCTTAAGCACTTGTTATTAATCGTTCTAAAGGGTTAAATAAGTAAAACATGGCACTGGAATACAACCGCGCGGCACCCATTCTTGACAATACCAATGTCGATAACTTCGTAGACCAGCCGGGCGAAATAGACCGCCTACCGGCGTTGTCGCTTGATATGCCAGACCGCGACATTATTCGCAATCTGAATTTCAGGATTAATGACAGTGAGGCCTACTGGAATGATGCCAAGGGTTTCGACCTCAAGAACCAGCGGGCTCAGAACACCCGAATGCACCTTGGCAAAGTTGACGAAACCGGGCTCTATAAGCACCAGAAGCAGTACAAAGAAAACCAAGTATTTGTTGGCGAAGAGTCGATTGTAGCCTACGTCACCAACCAGATTGCCGGGCCGTTGGTGCTTTCCCCGAGCAAAGAAGCGCGTGACAAAGTGTATGCCACCAACGTCGAAAAGGCTGTAAAGTGTTATTTTAACGGTGATGTGCTCGACTTTGTGCACCTCGAAGCATTGGTAGAGCTGTGGGCGCGTGACATTCTAAACAAGCGGGTGGCTATCGGCCACTTTTATTACGATAAAGAGCTAGATGAAATTGTGCTCGAGCACGTAGACCCTGAGCATGTCATACTCGACAAGAACGCGGCGCTTGGCAAGAATCCCGGCTTTATCTGCCATGTGCTTAAGCGCACGCCAGAAGAGTTAATTAATGAATTCCCGAAGCGCGAAGAGGAAATACTGAGCAAGCTTGGCATTCAGCGCCGCACACCCAAACAGATGACCCGCGAGATTGCCGTGCGCAAGGTATCGGTCACCCACTACGATAAGAGCAACAAGCCCCAAGAGGGTGTAGTGTGGTATTTCGACAACATCGTGCTCGAGAAGATGCGCAACCCGAACTATCTGTATGCCAAAAAAGAGCTGAACCTGCTGAAATACCCCAAGAAGCCGTACATCTTTGGTAACCTCGTGAACTACGGTACCCACGTAATCGATAACACCACGCCGCTCGAGCAGGCTGCCGAAATGCAGCTCTACCTCATGCGCCGTGGCCGCCAGATTGCCGAAAACGCCGACCACGCCAACGGCATACTGGTGATTGGTACCAGTTCAGGGCTCACTAAAGACGATGGCCAGAACATTACCGGTGACCCGAACCAAAAGCTGTTTGTCGAAAATGAAGACGGCAAAAACCTCGACCAGCTGGTGATGCAATTGCAAGCCCAAGTGCTGCCGCAGTACGTGATGGCCGACAAGCTCGATGCTCGTATGCAAATTGGCAACCTCATGGGTGCGCCAACCGACTTTACGGGCTCACAGGCCGACGATGGTGACCCCACGCTTGGCGAAGTGATGATTAAAAAGAACCAGGCCGCCGGGCGCCAAGACATGATGGTGCGGGCCATGACCCGTATGATTGGCCAAGCCTACCAGTATTGGGTGCAAATGGCCGTAGTGTGGTACACCGAAAACCACAGCTTTTTGTACGATGCCGGTGACGGTGAAATAGATGCCGTTACTCTGAAGCGCGACCTAGTACCACAGGGGTTAATAGTCAAAGCTAGCAAGCCTGCCAACCCTGACCGCAGCCGCATCGAAGCCATCGTACTGGCACTGCTTAAAGAGAAGGCAATTAGCTTGCTCGATGCCTACAAGATTCTGCAACTGGATAACGCGCAGCAGCTTTACGACAACTGGGCCAAGCAGAGTGCCGACCCGATGGCACTTGCCCGCGATGCTCTCGATGTTATTGATGAGTCTGAAGCATATGTGGCCTTCGAAGATATCATGAATGGCAAACCAGTCGAAGAAAAAGAGAATCCGAGCAAAGAATACATACTGTCACTGCGCAAGCTCATGATTAACGACACCTTCTTAAAGGCCAAGAAATCTGACCAAAACCGCTTCATAAAGTACGTTACTAAGTGCATTGATTCACTCGAAGAGCGCTTGGCACTTGAAGAGGCCAGTGCTATCGGTGGCCCGACTGCTGAAGGTTTAAAGCCCGGTACGCCGCTACCTAACCCCGCAGTGCCGCCGCCCGGTGCTGGTATGCCTGCAATGCCCGGTATGCCACCGCCGCCCGGCGCGATGCCACCACAAATGCCCCCAGCTGGTGCAATGCCACCTCAGCCGCCCATTGGTGGTGCAATGCCCCCGATGAACGGTATGCCCGGGCCCGGCCCAATGCCTATGCCAGCACCTACGCCAAGTAGTGTATTTGCTGGTGGCCCGCCGCCGCCCGTTCCCGGTGGCGCACCTGTGCTATAGTTAAACCATAATTTAAAGGAGTAGAGCCCATGCAAACTCAGACAAGCCAAATTGTCGAGCAGGCCATATCAAAGCAAGAAGCTGAAGAGGCTGGTGTTGTCGTAGACGATGATAAAAAACCCAAGGGGGGCGAAGATGGCAAACCTGCCGAAGATGCTAAAGATGGCAAGCCAAAATCTGGCGAAGACGATAAACCAAAGCCTGGCGATGCAGCAGATGATAAACCCAAGTACGACAAAGACGGTAAGCGCATCGAAGCCCCAGCCAAGGGTGACGAAGACGAAGAGCCCGAGCTAGACAAAGACGGCAAACCGGTTGAAAAAAAGCCCAAAGAGGGTGAATTTACCGCTGATGATGCCCTAGAGGTCGAGAAGCCTAAAGATGATGACAAGCCTGCCGCACCTACCGATGCCGCTGGTATTGTGCTTTCACCGGCTGAGCAGAAGCATATTGTCGATAACATCGGTGAGCCTATTGTTATTCGCGGTTGGCGCGGCGAAGGTGATGACCGCAAACAGGTAGAAATCAAAGCCTTTAGCCCGCGCGATATCCCTGATGACTTTAAGTTTTTGAATGACCGTGAACTGGCCGCTACCCAAACTGGCTTCTACAACATCGAGCAGAAGGCAAACAAGTTGCTTGGTGAGTTCCGGCAAGGTGCTAGCAATGCTGCCGCCCAAGACTTCGAGCGCCGCGAAAACGAAGGCATACGCTCTGATGTGGCCGACCTGCAAAAAGAGGGGCGATTCCCTAAGTTCACCATACGGCCCGGTGAGGCTGGTTTTGATGACACTGCTGAAGCCAAGCAAATGGCTGAGGTGCTTGGTGTTATGACTGAACGCAATGAAACCTACCTTAAGCAGTACAACCAAGGCCGTCCATACCGGCACATCGGTTTTGCCGAAGCTTTTGATATTTGGGAGCGCAAGACCGGCACGGCTGCCGCTACTGCCAAGAAAGACGAAGACCAGAAGCACGAAGACGAAGAGCGCCGTGAGCGCGGTGCTGAGCGGGGGAGTTCTAACCGTGGCATGAATCCGGGCAACATTGTCAAACCCACCATTCGCCCCGGCACTACTACCCGCGATATCCTTAACCGCATTGATGCAGATGACAGCTACTAATGGCCAAGGTATCTAAAAAGCCCCTCACCCTAAAAAACTACTCATATTCTGCGGAGTTCGAGCACGGTGGCGCCCAAGGTGAGGTGCAAGCCACCAGCGAAAAAGAGGCCCAAGCCAAAGTGAAGGCCATGTACCACGGCAACGCTTACGATACCATCGAAAAGGGTGAGCCCATCGTAAAAAAGACCGTTGTGACCAAAGTAACCGTAACACTCGTGAAGGAGCAATAGCCGTGAACATCAACCCCATACTGGCCATTTTGGTACTGAAGAACATCGTTACGCTCGAAGAGGCCGAAAAAGTGGCCGAATTCGTGCACGACAAGCCGCAGTCGACTATACTGACTGATGTAATTAACCAAGTAAAGGAGTTACTACCCATGAACCAGCAACCACTAACCGGCGGCCCCGAACAGCAAGCAGAAGAATTGGCCGCACGCAATCGCGCTGCCGACGAAGCCAAGGCAGCTGAAGAGGCTGAGGCCAAAGCTAGCGAAGAGTCCGAAAACACCAAGGCTGATGAAGCCGAAAGTGCTGGTGAAGATAGGCCAGCCGACGAAGACAAAACCGGCGATTCCAAGAAGCCAAAAAATTAAGCTATTGCTTTTTTAACAATCAGACTGTAGCATTTTACTCAAAGGCAGCTCATAGCCATCGCGCTATTGAGCTGTTTTAATTTAATAAGAGAAGGAAGCACAATCTATGGCTGGTACCATATTCACTGACCGCGTAGCAGATATCACCTACCAAGAAATCTTGCCTAGCGTGGTTGACCAAAT